AGGATGACCCACGCTGGTTTGATACTTCTTCCTATGACTATGAGGATGCTCTCGTTTCAAACATGGGTGAATATGTTACGGACCTCTATGATTTGGAGTCTTACCACGAAGAAATCCAGTCTCAACAGGGATTGAAGGTTGTCGTTACAGACGGTATCGTTACAAGCATGAATCTCAAGGTGAACGAAAAGACGGGCAACCGTGTTATTTGGATTGAGCCTTTGGATGCGAACTATGGCTTTGATGATGAGGATATGCCCGAATCAACTCCGATTTGGGTTCCTTCTCATGTTAATCTTGACTTTGGCGTTGGTTCGGATATTGTCGTTATCGGCAGAACCAATCAAACCCAAAAGAGAGATGAGTCGGGTATGCCTATTGACGGTGAATACAACCCTGTTTCAATCAACCTATACGGACTTAGCGTGCGTTTGGGAACTGGACTTGAAGAAGAGGTTGAATCCGCAGACGGTGATTCGCTAAACTACTGGTGATTCTATGGAGTGGAAGCGTATCGGACTTTACAGTAGCCTAGTTTCAATTGTTGGTAGCATCGGTATTTATGCCCTGCACGACCAACAGTTAGGTATTTTTGTGGGGCTTTGGGCTTCGGCTCTTTTGCTCCTCACGGAGAGGCTAGATGAACTGTGATTCTCGCTTGGTCTGTTGTCATAGAGATACACCAACAGGCGAAGCAAGAAATTAGGATGCGAGAGGGTGAGCATTCTTGGTGAGTAAGCAAGTTATAAAATCGTTATCCTTAGATTAGAGGTCAAGCGAAAGCCAGCCGTCATATGTGTCGGTGAGAAAATGACATACGAATGGGTGCAAGGCCCTATCCATTAGGAGGAAGAAAAATGAAAACACAACTTATTTCAGGCTACATCAACTTTGTTTTGATATGGCCGAAGTGGAATCTATTGAATGGAAAAGATTGGAAGAAGAACCAGACAATCCATATTCAGTAAGAATACATTTGAAAAGCGGGAAACAGTTCACCCGACAATTGTTTGAACAACAGTTTAAGCAATTAAAAGAACAATTTAAACACACATTGGGAGATGAATAATATGGGAATAGGAAACAAAAAAGGAAATGCAGCAGGGGCAACGCTTCAAGTAGCAAAAGAAAACAACAAAGAATCGGCTTTCAAACAAGCCAAACTTCGTGCCATGAACCAACGAAAGAAATTGCTTGAACAAGAACAGGCATTTTTAATTTGCGGTATTAGTGGAAATCCTGGAACGGGTAAAACGGGAGTTGCTTTAGATTGCCGAACTGAAGAAGAGCGAGATACACATTGGCTCTTTGTTCTTGATTTTGATGAAGGTGCAGAACCTACATGGCGACAACATTGGAGTGAAGATGAAAAGATTGTTATCTTTAACCCCCATGTATATAATGAAGACATGACCGTTGATTATTTGGCTACGGCAGACATGGCTCGTTATTTTATTGCTATGGTTAATGAAGCAATTGAAACAGGAAAGATTGAAGATGGCGACGATGAGGTTGAAATTAAAGCAGTTAAGGCTATTGTTTTTGATGGTCTTGACACTTGGCTTGATACAACAAACATGATTGCTCGTTTGAATCATATCAAGGGTGGCGACCCACGACAGGCTGATAAAGTCAAAATGGTTCCTACTCAATGGTATGCGAGGACTGAGGAATACAAGCGTTTGTTTAAGGCCGCTTGTCAATTGCGATGCCATAAGTTTTTCATCACGCATATGAAAGAAGTGCATGATGGATTTTCTATCGTTGGAACAAAACCAGATTGGGAAAAGAACACCACAGCAAAATTGTTCCAATACATTGAGTGTAAAAAGGAAGAGAAAGGAAAGACTTTCAAACTTACTGCCCATGTCCGAAAGTCTAAAACCAACAATGAAAATGTTGGACAGACCTTTACCGTTATGGAAAGTAGCGGCGGTAAAGTAGAATGGACAGGTATTGAGTCTATTAGAAATGGCTCTCTTTGATTAGGTAGGGGTGTGTGCCTAATGTTGGGGTTAGTCAGATAATAACGGCTTATTGCTGACAACGGAATTTTGCCTCCATCCGTTGCCGTTTCCCCATTAAGGAGTTGATAATATGAAATTTAAAGTGAATGGAAAAGAAATGAAAGAAAAAATTGAAAGTGTTCTACTTAAAGGAAAGTGCAACTATGGAACTAATAACAAACAAAACACTCTATCTTCATCTGTTATTATGGGTGTTGATGCTGAAGAGATGAAATGTAGTATTTGGAACGCCGACCCCGCAACATTTGTAGAGAATAAAATTTCTCTTGAAGAATATGAGAATACTGTTGAAGGGCGTTTTGCAATTGATACAGATGTTTTACTAAAGTATCTTAGTAATGAAGTCTGTTTATTCCGTTTGGAAGATAATGGACTTATCATTAGCACAGATAAGAAGTCTGTAAAATTGCCTATTCTTGAACGACACCAATACAACGATAATATCATCCATAGCGTATCTAATATTACTATGAGTCGCAACATGGAAGAACCCGTTGCTATTAGTTCAAGAACTTCTCTAACCACTCGCCTTAAAGTTCCTACTGCTGATTTAGTAGAGGCTTTTTAAGAATGTGAAGTTGTGGGTAATTCAGTATACAAAATGACTTATGTTGTTAATACTGAACTTAAAATATCATCTACCAAAGGTAGTGAATCTGTTGAATTTGATATTGAGCCTATGGAATCTGTTGGTGATGATGCCATCGTGGAGTTTTCAGCACCGTTTTACAAATACCTAAAGGCTGGTATTACCATCATTTCTTATAATGATGAATCGCCAATCTCAGTTATTAATGGCGACTACAAAATACTGAGAGCACCAAGAATAGAAGGTTGATAAAATGAATGAAGAACAAAATAAAGAATTGGAAAGCCGAGTATCTGCATTGGATATGCTACTACAAATGGTAAGCATGATTCAATATATGGCAAATGCACTAAACATTGAAGCCGCAGGAATTATCCATAAGGGCGGCTGGTGTAAAGAATTGATTACAAGCGATTGTCCTATTTGTAAAATGGAGGCTGAACAAAATGGTAGCAAAGATGAAGAGCAATAAATGCTGCATTTGTAAAGAAGAACATCTTGATGAAACATACAATGCTGAACCTGTGATGAAGGGTAAGTGTTGTAAAGCCTGTTATAATGGTGTAGTGGTCTATCAAAAATTTAATCTTGCTGGATTAACCAAAGACGACTATATGTATAGTGTTAGCCATACAGGTGATTATAATGAATGACCATCAAGATAGCGAAAACTTTTCCTATGAAAGAACATGGGAAGAAATTGAAGACTTGTTGAACAAAGCCGAAAGAGAACAAAACAAACATCTAATGGCATTACAAATGAGAAAACCAAAACCGCTTCTAATGAAGCACATGAGAAACTACAAAGGATTAGAGGGAGTCATTAATGCCCTCCGATGGGTTCTTGGGGACTTAAAAGTTAATGAAGAAAAAGTATTAGGGAGAGATAATAAATGAAGATTGAAAAAAGAATGAGTTTGACCTATGACGATATTAGTATTATACCTACATGGTCTGGTATTAATAGTCGTGCTGAATGCGAATTATACACCAACATTGGAGAATATTCTCTTGCTACACCTCTTATTGCTTCTCCAATGGACACGGTTTGTGGGGTTGATATGTGCGTTGAATTATCTAAACTTGGAGGTATGGGTGTTCTTCATCGTTTCCAAAGTGCTGATGAACAAGTTGATTTGTGTGATGAAATTGATGCTAACGGTGTTCAGAATTATTTGGCCGCCATAGGTGTTGGTGATTCTGGCATTGAGCGTTTGGACAAATTGCTAAAATATACCCAAGTTAGAGGAGTGTGTATTGATGTTGCTAATGGGCATCATTCTCTTCCTATGCAAATGACCAGTTATATCAAAGCCGAATATCCTGATATTCATGTCATGGTAGGTAATATTGTTTCTAAGGCTGGTGCTATTGACTTAATTAAAGAAGGTGCTGAT